CGGAAAAGAGACAAGATTTCCCATCATGCTGCCTCTCAGGATATCATGTAGTCTCCCGGAATTAGAACGCCATTTCAGGTTAGTGAATGAGCCCTTCAAAACCTCCCTCTCCTCGTCCGTCATCTCATCCCCAGCTTCAATTACCGCGTCGATTATGACTTGGACAGCAGGAAGATATATATTGTCTGTAGCAGCTTCGTAATCGCCGCTAATCATATCTTCCCCTGTTTCCAAGTTTTCCAACACGCGACGGAAGTCCGAAGAGGTGACATCACCCCGCACTAACCAGCCAAATTTAGAAAGTGAATCATATAGTTGCTCATGGACCGGCCTGAGGATGCGTTTTACGTATCCAGATTGCATGGTAACAACCCGGTACTTGCCTTTGGTTAACGCAGTACCCACCCTCACTATATTCACTGACTTCTCTGACTCGTCGTCTGCGAGAGTCCCACCAAACTCTTTCCGAACGTCAAGGCAACCCTGCTGGTCGCGAACATACCCACTCAACCCCTCTCCTCTTTTTATCTTTTTTTTTGATTTTCTTCATCACCCTCGTACGCAGAGGAGAAAACACTCCGTTTTCTCTCCAAGCCCCGCGACCACCCATCTACGATAACTTTGAATCTCTCCTTCAAAGCATCCAATTTCCACGTGGCAATACCGCCAGGTGCGAACCCAGTCGCCGACACCTTCTCTTGCCACTTTCTTTTTGCTTCTTCTTTTTTTCTACCGTCGCATCTTTTGCATGGAGTGTCGAAGAGCTTTTTACAGCCCTTAAAAGTTAATGAAAGTTTGTATTGTAACTTTATTTGTCTATCCTTCTGACGGGTTCTCCCTCGCATCATAGAATAATCTGTACTATGTTCAAATCTCTTCATTTCTTTTCTTCCTTTTCTCTCCAAAGCGCAGATGGCGGCCTTTTCGAAGCCATCCCAAACCGTTTTAAACCCTCCGCACGGGCCCTCCAATGGAGGGAGTTCATTCGTCAGACCAAACTGACGTCGTATGATCTCCGCTGCGGTGTTTAAAGACCACCTCAATGACTCTCCTGTGAAACAGGGAGCGCATGAATCGAGTGAAGTTGACATGGATCGACTCATTCCGCTACTGGTACCGCT